TTCACTTCTAGGCGACCCTCGAGGGGGTCGTTGGAGGGATCGAGCGATGAGCAAGTCGAAGTACGAGGACGACACGGGGACGGGCGGCTGGGTGGACGAGAACGAGGCGAAGGTGGCGGCGTCCGCGGAGAGCGCGGAGGAGAAGGCGCGGCGCGAGGTGCGGGAGAAGGCGGTCGCGGAGGAGGAGCGCGCGGCGAAGGAGGCCGACGAGCTGCGGCAGAAGGAGACGGTGAAGGCGAAGCTGGTGCGCCTCGTGGGTGCGCTGCAGGGCGGGCTGACGGGTACGGCGCGCGACATGGCGTTCAAGGACTTGAAGGGGGCGGTGCAGTCGCTGAAGACCGAGGAGACGGTGGGCGACGCGGAGCGGGAGCGCAAGGCCTTGGAGGAGAAGGCGGAGAAGGGGGAGAAGGCGGGGAAGTTCTGAGGAGACGCGCATAGGAGGGGAGAGCGATGGACGTAGGGTTTCTCGTCGGGGTGCTGATCTTCGTGCTGGTCGCGTGCATCGTGCTGTGGGGCGCGCGGCGGCTGATGGCGGTGTGGGAGATCGGCGAGCCGATCGCGACGACGGTGCTGGTGATTCTGGTGGTGATCATCGCGGTGGCGCTGCTGCTGAAGGTGGTGCCTGGGGCGGTGCATCTCTGACGGACTGGAAGCATCAGCGGAAGCTTGAGCGGCAAGCCGAGTCGATGACGCAGGCGCGCATCGCTCGCGAGCTTGCCGCCGAGGGGCAGGGGCCAGCGGTAGCGCGGTGGTGGTACGAGTGTGCGCGCTGCGGGGTGAAGCTGGCGATGCCGGGGGAGGAGGCCGCGCTGAAGCGATGCCTCGCGGAGTGCGGCGCGGCAGTGCGCGCGGAGCGTGGACGCAGCTCAGACCAACCCTGAGCCTCCCCCTACCCCCTCCATGTCGAGTCATGGCATCCGGTTTGGGCGGCTAGCCCTCTCCCGGCCATGAGGGGTGGCGCACGCTCGGTCTTTGAATCGTTCCGAGCAGCGACCTGGGGGAAGCGGTGGTCGCTGCTCTAGCCGCGTCCCGTCGCCTCCTCGGCTTGTCGCCGACGCCGTTCGCGATGCCCCCCTCGCGGCGCGCTGTCAACGCCCCCGGCGAGTGTGATAGGCGCTTGCGCATGGACATAGCCATGGAAAACGGTGGCCCTGGGCCGGTAATCCCCGATCCAGAAAAAAATGTAGAGGAGGCTCCCGTCGAGCCCAAAAAGGACGCCGAAGAGGACGAGGACGACGATGGCTGACGTGGTCGAGCCGCTACCGGCGGCATCCGAGGGCCCGCCGCTGGAGTCGCTGACCGTCTACGGCGAGTTCCTGCTGATCACGACGGAGGCGGGCGAGACGCAGAAGGACGCCGGGCTCGGCAAGGTGATCGCCCGCGGCCCGCTGGTCGCGAACTTCATCTCGGGCCCGGTCATCGAGATCGGCCAGGACGTGATGTACCGCGGCGGCACCACCATCAAGTTCGGCAAGGGCGACGAGCTGGTCTTCGTCGCCATGTCCGACGTGCTGGCGCTGGTCGCGCCCGCCGAGGTCGAGCCGCAGACCTGACTTTCCCATGGGTGCGGGGCGCCGCCGTGCGTCCCTCTGGCTTGCGTATGGGTGACGAGATGGGTGAGTACGACCTCTACGGCGGGCTCCCGCCGTTCGAAAAGGGTAGCGCGACGAGCCTCGCCGCGGCGCTCTCGGTCGCCGGGACCGCGCGGGCGCAACGCGAGCTGGTGTTCCGGTTCATCGCGTCGATGCTGGACTACGGCTCGATCTGCGACGAAGCGGAGCGTAGGCTGAACCTTCCGCACCAGAGTTGCTCGCCGCGCTTCCGCGAGCTGGCCCAGGCGGGCCGGATCGTCGTCCAGGGGAAGCGCAAAACGGCGAGTGGGAAGGATGCCCTGGTGTGGGTGCTGCCGGTGTTCCAGAAGAAGCCCGCGCCGGTGCAGTTGTCGCTGCTGTGAGGGGTGAAAAGTGAGCGAGGCGCAAGAGAAATACGCCAAGTGGCACGCGCGCCAGTTCGAGCTGGGCGCGTGCAACTGCCGGGAGTGCAAAGCGCGGCGAAGTGGTGGTAAGGAGGAGCGGGCGGCGCCCGTCGTAGCTCCAGAGTCACCCAACTTCGCGGTTGCAAGTCGCTCAGACGGGCTCGCGACGGCGCCGCCTGCCCCTGACGCCTGGTTCCCGCCTGCCCCTGACGACGAGCACGACATCCCGTTCCTGCAGCCTGGCGTCGTCCTGCCGATCCGCCGCGACTGGCAGACGGTCGAGTACTCCTCTGACGGGTTCGTCCTGCGCTACAACAAGCTGCTGCCCGAGCGCGTGAGCTTCATCCCGTGGAACGACAAGCTCGCCCGGTGCAAGCAGAACGCCTACCCGCCCGACGCCGAGGAGGAGCAGCGCAAGCGCGACGAGGCCGCGCTCGACCGGGCGCACCTGGCGCTCCAGTACCGCCGCGAGCGCCAGGAGTGGCAGGACAAGTACGCCCGCGAGGCGGAGGCTGCCGCCCACGCGAAGCTCTCCTACGAGGAAGCCCGAACCCGACTCGAGCGGGAGTTCGGGGTGGAAGCGGTCGGCAAGGCGATCGACGGGCTGTCGAGACTCCTCGACATCCGAGACGACGTAGATCGCCTCGCCGATCGCGCCTCCGAGCTTTCCGACAGCGCCGTCGAGTTGCGGGAGTCGCTCATCGACTTGCGCGGGAAGCTCGATGGCGAAGACTGACGCCGACGATCTGCTTGCGTTCGACGACGCCGCCCGTCAAGCCGAGATCGCAAAGCAGATCCATATCCACCGCCGCTTGGCCGAGGTCGGTGCCTACTCCCTCTTCGTCCCGTCAAGCTTCCAGCGGCCCTGGTTCCAGACCGACAAGAAGATCACGACGCTCATCAAGGGCAATCAGGTCGGCGGAACTACATGCCTCATCATCCGCATGCTCGCCTCGTGCCTCGGGACGTATCCGCTCGCCATGGGCGGCATCGTCCCGCCCGACTGGTCGCAGCTCCGCTGCACGCAGAAGCCAGGCATGTACCTGCTCATGGGCAAGAACTTCACCAAGACGATCCCCGAGATCATCTTGCCGAAGCTGCGTGAGTTCTTGACGCCCGCGATGCTCTCGCGCAAGCCCAAGAAGAACCAGCAGGGCATGCCGCACATCTTCTACTTCAAGTCGGGCGCCGAGCTACACCTCGCGTCCTACGATCAGGACGCCGACTCGTTCGAGGGTAGTCTCTGGAACGGCGTCGGCTTCGACGAGCCGCCCACGCGCGAGATCTACATGGCAACTCGCCGCGGCACGATGCGCACTCGCGGTTGGATCATGTTCTGCATGACTCCGCTCAAGAACATGTGGGTCTACGACGAGATCCACGTCCCCGGTCAGCAGGGCAAGGTGCCCGATGTCGCCGCCTACGAGGCGCACTCTCACCTCAACTGCAGCCAGTGCAACCCGACCGAGGGGCACGTCGATCACAACGAGCTGAACAACTTCTTCGCTGGCTTGACGCCTGCGGAACGGCGCGCTCGCGAGCTGGGCCTGCCGCTAGACGTGTCAAATATCAGATATTATTTTGTCCAACCAGACACTCATGTGGTGCCGAACCTGTGGTAGACGACGACCCGCACGTCTGGATCATGCTCGAAGACAGCGACACCGGCTGGGCGCACGTCTACGGTGTTTTCACGTCGCTGGAGCGTGCATCGGCGGTGCTTCCGCTGACGCCCGAGCCCGAGACGACGAAGGTGATTCGCGTGCCGCTCGACGAGTTCAAGTCGCTCGGCTGGTGGGAAGGGTGAACATCGACGCGAGGCAGTGGCCGCTCGTCGAAGTCGTCGATCCGTCGATGACCCGCGGCCTCTACGTCTGCTGGATGCAGATGGACCCGCGAACCGAGCGTTGGTACGTCACCTGGGCCTCCCACGTCGAGGACGCGCCGCTCTCCGTCATGGCCGAACAGGTCAAGCGCGAGCGCAGGTTCATCGGCAAGGAGCCCGAGCTGGCCGTCATGGACGCCAAGGGCGGGCGCCACCGCATCGACAAGGAGCGCGACGAGGACTGGTTCACGCGCTTCCGCCAGCTCGGCCTCGACTACGTCCCGAACGATGAACCATCGACGTTGGAGGAGTTGGACGAATGGCTGAAGCTCACCTGGGATCCGGTCTTGGAGAAGATGGTGGCGAAGCTGTCGATCACGGAGAGAGTGGCGGCGATCGAGATGGGGCCGCTGTGGGGGTTGCAGCGATTCCAGTGGAATCCGATCGAGATGTCGGCCAAGCAGCTCCTCGGGCAGCCAGGAAAAGACTGGGTGGACTGCCTGAAATACTTCGTGAACCAGAGGCAAGTGAACCGGGCCCGCTTACGGCGCGATCGCGCTGGGGGAAAGGCGCGATCCCACCGCCGACACGCCCAACTCGCAGCGTCGTACGGGTTCGGAAAAAGCCAGGACGGAAGGCAAAACCAGGGCGGGGGCGGTCGGACCCACATCTGGAGTCCGCCTTCGTACCGGCAAAGTCGCTAGACGCGGTCGAGCGGAAGCTCGCCGAGTCAGAGCAGCGCCTCCAGTTCTTCGTCCGCAACCCGCACCTGATCGCGCTCGCCCGCGGCGGGCTCTACCTCTCGAGGGAGGAGGTGGACCGCTTCCGCGTGCCGCTCGGGGTGCTGCTCTGGATCACCATCCCCGGCTGGATCCGTGGTATGGAGGCCGAGACGGAGCCCTCGCACTCACCCGAGGAACCCGTCGAGATCGCGGAGCCCCGACCGATCGTGGAGGATTCCTCGCCACCATCGGACTCCTCGGCGGTGCCTCACCCCACCGTCCCCACGGGGCTCCGCGATCCTTTGCAGGACACCATCATCGCGGTGGTGGCGAAGCTCGCCGAAATGGGCATGATCCAGATACCGGGCGGGGGCCAGGCAACAGGAGGGAAGCCCTCTCTTCCCCCCGAGCTTCACCCGGCGGCGGCACCCACCGTTGTCACCGGCGAGGTAGCCGGGGCCTGGTCCCCCCCTCCCCGCCCCGAGCTGATCGGCCCCCGCTCCGCGGTGCGCCGCGCCTTCTACGATCTGCTCTCCCGGTCATGACTTGGGAGGATCTGGAGGAGCGGTTCCGCTCCAAGGTCCGCGTCGGCGGGCCGGATGACTGCTGGGAGTGGACGGGCACGCGGCATCGGTACGGATACGGCGAATACCGAAGCCACGGCGGGAAATTTCGGGCGTCTCGCTACCTATTCGAGCGAGTGATCGGCCCGATTCCGCCCACCCTTTGCGTCCTCCACCGGTGCGACAACCCGCCCTGCGTGAACCCGAAACACCTCTTTCTGGGCACTCATGGGACGAACATGCGGGATTCCGCTCGAAAAGGTCGCAAGGCCAAGGGCGAGAAGCATTCGCGTGCGAAGCTTCGGCAAGTCCAAGTCGAGATGATCAGGCGTCTCTACGACGAGATGGAAGTGCCGCTGGTACATCTTGCTCGCCTCTACGGGATCACCCCGATGGGTATCGGGAACATCGTGCATCGTCGGAAGTGGAGGCACGTCGCCTAAGCACCACCTGTAGTGGTGTAGACTTCCCTGAGCACAAGATGTAGTAGCGGCCCTGATGTTCGGGCCGGAAGACCCTCAGGAGTACGAAGCTGCCCTCTTGCCCGGCATGGCGGCGCTCCTGACGGACCTCCAGCCTGCTCCCGGCTGGCAGGCTCTCCAAGCGCAGTCCCAGCAGCCGGGGATGCCGCCCTCTGTCCCCGGCCTCGTCGCAGATCCCGAAACCGTCATCGCAAAATTGACGGATGACAGGATCGTCCAGCAGCACCAGTCCGACGTGGACGAGTCGCGCACCGCGCGTCAGGACCGCGAGAGCGACTGGCGGTCAAGCGCGGATTTGTACAACAACATCGGCGACGACAGCGGCAAGGCGCCGTGGCAGGCCAGAGTATTCGTCCCGCAAATCCATGCGAAAGTGGAGATGGCGCGCTCGCTCGTCAAGTCGAGCCTGCTGCAGAACCCGAACTGGTTCACGCTGGAGAAGCTCCCCGCGTGGCAGGCGGAAACCGCCGACGTCAAGTTCGTCGAGCACATATGCCGCGTTGTGCTTGACCTCGCCGACTTCATCGACCAGTACATGATGTCGCTGGAAGAGGGCTTCCTCTACGGCACCGGGTGCCTGAAGCTCACCTGGGAGCAGTGGATGGAACGCTCCCCCGAGCTGATTGACGTCCCCATCTACGACGACCCGCAGATGGAGCAGCAGGCCCAGATGATGGGCATGCCGACGACTCAGCCGCAGATCGTCTCGGAGCCGCGCCCGCGCTCGTGCCTGCGCGCCTATCAAGTCCCGATCTGGAATATCTACCCCGATCCGTTCCACCAGGACTACCGGCGTGGCCGCTACATGGTGGAGGAGCTGCTCGTCGATCAGGAGGAGATCGAGGACAACATCAAGCTCGGCGCCTACAACTGCCTCGAGAACATCAAAGACATCGGCGAGCCGTGTGGCACCACCTACGAGTTCGAGCGACGCCAGCGGGAGGGGCGTCAATCGATGATCGGTCGCCGTGGCCCCCGCAAACAGCACCTTCTCCAGATTCGCTACGGCAACTTCTACGACGACGACGGCTCGATGCTGGTCGAGAACTGGATCAGCATCGTCGCGAACAAGAAGAAGGTCATCGCCCTCGACTCGAATCCGTCGTGGACGGGGAAGCGCCCCTACATCCTGACGACTCCGCTGCCCATGCGCGGGTCACCCTGGGGCCGCGAGATCATCTACGCAGCCAAGCCCCTCCAATTGGTCTTGAATGCGATTTACAACCTGATGATCGACTCGACGACGTTCGGCGTGATCCCCGCCTGCACGGTCAACAAGAACAAGCTCGACCCCGACGAGGACTTCGACAGCTTGACGCCAGGCGCGGTCTACCACGTCACCGGCGACGGGGCGATCCAGCCGCTCAAGATCGCGACCACGCCCTCCGAAGCGATGCCGATGATCCAGTCGTTCGAGGCGAAGATCGACGAGAGCACCATGATGTACGGCACGCTCGCGGGCGAGCCGCCCTTGAAAGGCCGGTCCACCGCGACGCAGTACAAGGGCGAGGTCAGCCAAGGTCGCGCTGCCGCTTCGATCCTCGCCCACGGGCTCCAGAAGCGCGATCTGGAACCCGCCGTTCAGCTCGCCTACGAGAACATCCTTCAGTACTTGTCGGACATCTCGGACCCGAAGCTGCAGGAGGCCTTCCAGACCTTCATGGGGCCGTCAAGCTTCCTCGACGAGTGGAACCGCTACCGCCTGCTCAACACGAAGTTCCAGGTGCGGGCGCGCGGCATCTCGAACCAGCTCGAGAAGGAAGACCAGCTCCAGAAGCTGATGCAGCTCTCGACCACGGCGCAGATGCTGGGCATGCCCTTCGATGTCCAGGGCAAGATCTTCTTCCGCACGGCGGAGGCGATGATGATCGATCCGCGCGAGCTGAACGCGCCCGCGGACGAAGCGGAATGGGTCGCCTTCACTCAGCAGATGATGGCCCAACAGCAGGCTGGGGGGGGTCAGGGAGTTAGTTCGGGTGGCGCACACGGAGCGTCACCGGAGCCGCCGACTTCGCCGTCTGGCCCACCCGGCCCTCCTGACGGTCAAGCGATGGAAAACCAGCTCGCCGGGTCCACGGCTCCCGCAGCAGTAGGGTAGCTCATGCGGTTTCGCTTGATTAGCCAGGCTAACTCTGGCAAGGGGGGCTCAAGGTGAGCAAGGGATTTCGCACGGTTCAAGGGGCTGGATCGAAGCCCGCGCAGAAGGGCAGCGAATACCAGGTCAAGGTGTCGCCGATGGGGACGATGCCCGCGGCGAAGGGCACGCAGGCCCGCTCGCCCAAGCCGCAGCACCTCGGTGCGACCCGCGGGATCGCCGCGGGTGGTGCCAAGGTTCCCGCCAGTAACACCTCGTCCCACTCTCGCGCCTGGGGGTTGAAGGGCTCCAAGTGATGACCCCGCACCGCGCATTCGAGCATCGCGAGCGAGTGCTCGACGCTGCCGAGGCGCAGCCCGCGACGACGTGGTTGGAAGCGGCGGAAGCCCTCCTCGACCACCAGTCGGCGCAGCCGCGCGTGGATCTCGGCGGCTCGTTCGTCGAGCGCGGCGAGGCGCGCAGGCAGCTCCGTGCGATCGACAAGATCCGCCAGGCGCTACGCCTGGAGAAGGGGCTTCCCGCGAAGAAGATCCCCTACGAGCGGAGCGAAGACCCGATCGTCCGCAGGATGCGGCGGGCGGATCTGCTCTGCCCGAAGGGCTGGCGCGAGGGGATTCGCAAGAAGCTCATCGAGCTGGCGGAAGTGAGCGAGCAGAAGTTCATCGACGCGCCGATCGCCGACGACGACCTGATCGTGCTCTCGCTCGCGGTGAGAGCGTTCGTCGCCGAGCTGGACTGGGTGGCGACCCGTGGCGATTCCGCCCGCGCGAACTTCCAGCGCAGGGCGATGAAAGAGGCGAGCTGATGTCAGAGCAACAGGGTCCGTCCCTTGAGCAGATGGTCGCGCACGTCGCCCAACAGGTGGGTGCGCTGAGTCAGAACCAGGCAGCCCAGGCGCGCACGCTCCAGCAGCTCGCGCAGGGGACGCAGGCGACAGCCCAGGCAGCGCAGCGCGCCGCCCAGGCAGCGACGCCGCCGCCCGATCCCGATGGCTACTCGAGGCTGAACGAGAAGTACTTGCAGACGCTCGCGACCGACCCGATCGGCCTGCGCAACGCTGAGAAGCAGCAGATGGCGCAGGAGATCGCCGCGGCCCTCCGACAGGAGATGGCGGCGAACATCACCGAAGCGGAGCGTCGGCGCCACGCCGAGGAGATGGAGCGGTCCATCTACGCGCAGCATCCGCACCTGATGTCGGAAGGCCCGTACCTGGAGTTCTACTTGAACCATCTCAACCGCTCCGAGCAGAGCGCGGGCTGGCCGATCGATCAGAAGGTGCGTCAAGCGATCGAGTGGAGCTACCAGAACAAGGCCGAGCGCGAGCAGGCGATCGTCCAGGCCTACGAGCGTTCGCGCAGGCAGATGGCTCGCGCATCGAGCCCAGGCGGCGGCACCTTCCGCGACCCGACCGGCAACGACAGCGAGGTCGGCGAGTCGGCCGACGAGGCCAACGCAAAGCGTTTCGAGCTGCTGCAGGGCAGGAAGCAGGCAGCAATGGGGGGAGGACGCTACCTCAAGCCGTAGCGTCCGCGGGCTCGGCGGCCCGAGATCAACTACAAGATCCGTGGGAAATCGAGCCATGAGTGGCTGGGCAACTCTGGGCGCAAAACGAATATGGTGGGTTCTGGTCGAACCAGGAGTTGTCCTTGGACATGCACGTCCAGGCACAGCCCATCATGCGGTTTCGCCAGTTCTGCGATCGAGACTCGTCGTTTGGCAGTAACAGGGGATCCACCCTCCTGTTCAACAAGTTTTTGAATGTTGACGTACAGGGTGGACCGCTCGACGAGAAGCTGCCGTTCCCGAAGACCGGCTTCAAGACGATCCAGTCGTCGATCGTCGCGACGGAGTACGGCAACAGCATCCCGTACACCGAGAAGCTGGAGCGGCTCTCCAAGTTCGACACCCAGGACGCGCACAACCGGGCCATCATCAACGACGTAGGCAAGGCGCTGAACGTCGCCGCGGCGATCGAGTTCCGACGCTCGCGCATCAAGGCGACGCCGGTCGGGTCGGATGCCACGCCGACGCTGAAGTTCGAGCTGCGTCCCGCGAGCGAGGTGACCTGCGCCACCGCGGCCACTCGCCAGGCCCAGATCGAGGACGTGCTGCAGATCACCGAGGCTCTGAAGTCTGGGATTTACACGTCGAGCGACACGGGCACCACGGTGGCCTCTCTCTCGCCGGTGCCGCCGTACGACGACGATGGCAACTACGTCTGCGTCTGCTCGGTCGGCCACGCCGGTGCGATTCGTCGCGATCCCGACTTCATCAATGCTGCGCTTTACGGCGACCCCGAGCGACTTTTTGCGGGCGAA